ATCGCCCTCGCCGGCGACAAGCGCGAGATGCCCAAGAACGCGTTTGCCATGACGCACGGCGTGAGCGGAATGGCTTGGGGAACCGAAGACGTTTTGCGCGATCAGGCTGACGCTGTGGGCAAGATGAACGCGTCGATCCGCAGCATCTACATGGACCGCATGGGCGTGGACGAAGCCAAGGCAACCGAGTTGATGTCGAAAGACACCTGGTTGACGGGCGAAGAATGCCTCGACCTGGGTTTTGCCACCGCGCTGACCGATGCCGTCGAGGCCACGGCCCGCTTTGACATGGACCGCGCCGATCTGCCCGAGAACGTTCGCGCGGTGTTCAAGGCCAAAGCCGAACCGGTCGCGCCACCTGACGACGCAGACGACTCGTCTGTCGAGGCTGCGCGCCTGGCGGCAGAAGCCGAAGCGGCTCGTGTGGCGGCTGAAAACGCAGCCGTGCCCGAGACCCCTGTGGCCGAGCAGATTGTGGCCGAGGCCAAGAAAGTCGGCTTTGAAGCACACGCCGCATTCTTTGCCGTGAACTTCGCCTCTTTCGACGAAGCCAAGGCCCGCATGGGCGTGGCCCGGGAAATCAACGCGCTGTGTAACGTCGTGGGTAAGCCTGAACTGGCGGCCAAGGCGATCCGCGGCGGCAAATCGACCGCTGAAGTCCGCGCAGAACTCGTCGACGCGATGGCGTCCGAAGACCTCGCCGTGGACAACAAGCAGCCGAAACCGAATGGTCAGACGGCCCGGGACAACGCGAAGCCCGCCGACGTCAACCCGACCGCACTCTGGGCTTCGCACAACGCTCAACTTCAATTGAAAGGAAGCTGAAATGACCGCTCTCTACTCCAAGGCGCCCCTGGCCGATTTCATTCTGTCTGAGGCCCCCGGCCAACGCAGCCGCGACAACATCATGGTGCTGCAGACCGGCGACGCCGTGCCGTCCGGCACGGTGCTGACGGTTAAGTCGGCAGGTGTCGGTCAATTCCTGCACGACGACGCCGCCGAAGGTAACTCCACGATCGGCACCATCACGGTCGGCGCGGCTGCCATCAACGGCATCTACCTGATCGAGTTCACGTCGCCCACCGCATTCCGGGTGGTCGACCCTGCCGGCGTCCAGATCGGTACCGGCACGCTGGGCACCGCGTTCAACGTGGGTGGTCTGACTTTCACTTTGACTGCCGGCGCAACGCCACACGTTGCTGGCGACATGGCCAACATCGACGTGACGCCTGCGGCCTACACCTACGGCGCTGCCACCGGTGCTGAGAGCCAGGATGCCGTGCTGTACGGCAACCTGCCCGAACAGACTGGCAGCTTCGAAGCCGTCGCCTTCACCGGCGACTGTGAAGTCAAGCGTACCGCGCTGATCGGCCTTACCGCCGCCGGCGAGATCACGCTGGCCACACGCGGTATCAAGGTGCGCGGTCGCCAGGGTATCCCCGGCATCTCCACCCCGGCTCTCTGAGCCTTTTAACCAAGCAACTCAGGAGTAAAACGCAATGGCAACCCTCGACATTTTCAACAACGACGCATTCAGCGTTTCTCGGCTGACCCAGCTGATCGTCGACATCCCTCGCGTGCCCACCCAGTTGGGCGACGAGCGTCTGTTCACCGAAGCCGGCCTGACCACCACCACGATGATGATCGAGCGCAAGGGCGCCGGCCTGAACCTGGTGCCCGCAGCCCCTCGCGGTGGTGTTGGTCAAACGGTCGGTCGCGACCAGCGCAAGATGATCCCCATCGCGGCGATCCACCTGCCCCAGCGTGACGTCATCATGGCCGACGAAGTGCAAGGCGTTCGCGCCGAAGGCACCGAGCAGGAAGTGGAGTCGATCACCCAGCTGGTGCAGCGCCAAGCCACCAAGATGAAGGCCAACATCGACCTGACGCTGGAATACCACCGCGTCGGCGCGCTGAAGGGCCTGGTCCTCGACGCCAACGGCGTGGATGTGATCTACGACCTCTACAACATCTTCGGCATGACGCGCCAATCGCTGGCCTTCAACATCAACAGTGCGTCCAGCACAGTCGATCTGAAGCAAAAGTGCATCGACCTGAAGCGTCAAGTGCGCAACGCCTTGGGCGGTCGCAGCCTCCGTCGAGTGCGCGTCAAGTGCTCGGAAAGCTGGTTCGACAAGTTCATCGGTCACAACACGATGAAAGCGTCTTGGGAGCGCTGGAACGAAGGCGCGTTTGCCCGCACCGACCAGTCGACCATGGACTTCGAATACGCCGGCGTGGTGTTCCAGGTGTATTCGGGCGGCACGGGCGGCGAGGGTGGCAGCGACTTCATTCCTGCTGACCGCGCCTACGCCTACCCCGAAGGTGTGCCCGGCATGTTCCAGACCTGGTACGCACCAGGCGACTACATGTCCACGGTGAACCGCATGGGCGTGCCCTACTACATGTCGCAGGAGCGCATGGCGCACGACAAGGGCGTCAACCTGGAGTCGCAGTCCAACCCGCTGACCATCAACACGCTGCCCGAAGCGGTCATCGAGTTGAAGACCGCCGCGACCTAAGCGACGCGCTGCCATGCTGGACTTGTTCAGCGACGCGGCAGAAGGCATCCTCGACCTGATTGGCGAGGATGCCTTTTTAGCTGGCGCGCTCACCCCCATACAAATCAACGTCGAGCACGGTGTGCAACTGACGGGGATCGGCGGCGACCAGGCGCAGTACAAAGGCGACCTGGTGGCCAACCGCGACGTGGCCACGATCCACACACGCCACAACCCGCAGTCCGGGCAGACGTTCGTGCAGGGCACGTCCACGTATCGCCTGGAGTTCATGGTCGAAGACAACGGCGCCACCAAGCGCTTTGTCATCATGCCGGTGACGTAATGGCCCGCGTCAAAAAACGGGGCTTGCTGCGCGAAGTTGTCGCCATCGACATCTCGGCGCTGCTCGCTGCTGCGGACGACCTCTCAAACCTGAGCCCCGACAGGATCGCCGACTCGGCGGTTTCGGCACTCAACGAGACGGCCGAGCGCACGTTCACACTGGCCCGGGACCGCATCACCGAAGGGGTGAACCTGAGCGACCCGTATCTGCGACGCCGCATGGAGGTTGTCAAAGCAGACAGGCTCGGTCTACACGCCGACATCATCGCCCGCGGTGACACGAGCGAACTCACGCGTCTTGCCACCTACGACGCCAAGATGGTCATCGTGCCGCGCGACACCGCAGGGCGCAGCCGCAACAAAGGCGTGCTCGGCATACCCAAGGGGCTGAAGCAACAGGGTGTCAGCGTGACCGTGATACGCGGGAACGAAAAAACGCTGGATACCGGGTTTCTTTTGCGCTTGCGTGAAGGCAGTCGGCAGGGTGACAAGTTCGGCGTTTTCTTGCGTGACGGCAAGCGCATGAAGCACCTGTTCGGCCCGTCCGTGTACCAGCTGTTTGCCTGGCAAATCCCGCGCATCTCTGGCGAAGTGGCCGACGACCTTGAGAAAACACTGATCGACCGCGTGGCCGAGCAACTGAAGGACATTTTGAAATGACAACCACCCTCACCCGGGCGCGCGACATCGCGCTGCACATCGACGGCCTGCTCAAGCAGATCACAAAAGTCAATGGTTACGAAACCGACATCGGGCTCAAGGTGTTCCGTGGCAAGCGCAAGGTGGACGTTGGCAGCACGCCGTGCGCGGTGCTGCTGGAAGGTGACGACAGCGTAGGCACGCAGCAAGGTGACGGTGCGCAGGTGGTCACGCAGTCCTACGTGCTGGGTGGCTATGCACCGTGCGACATTGACAACCCCAACGATGTCGCCCACCAGATCATTTCGGACCTGAAAAAAGCGGTCTTCCGCAGGGTCGATTTGACCAAAGCCGAAAGCATTCAGGGCACGACGACCTTTGGCGGGCGGGTCAAAAACGTGACCTACGCGGGTCGCAACATCGGCCCCATGGGCGATAGCTCGGCGGTGGTGTTCGGCGTGATCCACATCGACGTGACGTTCGTCGAGCAACTGCACGCCGCCTGAGCATTTGCGAAATTGCACCGCAGCGCATAATTTAGCGGCGCTGCGACACTCCGTTTGCATACAGCGTGCGGCCGTTTCCGCACGGAACCATTCAGGAGTTTCAAAATGGCAGCACGCAGCTTTCTTGGCGCCGGCGACATCTTCATCAACCGCATGGTCGATGGTGTCAAGCAAGGCATGATCGGCCCGATCAAGGCCAACAAACTGGAAATCCAGCCGCAGGTGGACACCAAGCAGTCCACCTCCAAAGGCCGCTACGACTACGGCCAGGTGCTGGAATCGGTCAACCTGGCGCAGCCCACCGAGTTCTCGCTGGAACTCAAAGAAGTCACCGGCGACATTCTGGTGATGGCTTTCTTGGGCACCTCGTCCGACCTGACCCAAGCCGCCGGCACGCTGACCGACTTCGCCGTCACCGTGACCAAAAAAGGCTCGTGGCTCCCACTGGGCAAAAAGAACCTCGAAGCCCTCGTGGCTGTGGAAAACGTCGGCGGCACGGCCGTCTACGTTGAAGGCGTGGACTACGAACTGAACCGCCCGCTGGGCTGGATTCGCGTGCTGCCCACCAGCGCCATCGCACTGGACGCCGTGCTGCACGTCACCGGCGGCTACGAAGCTGCAACCGGCGTTGTCATCGCCGGCTCGACTCGCACCGAAGTGCGCGCTGAGATCGTGTTCGACGGTATCAACCAGGCCGACGGCACGCAAGCCACCGTGGAAATCTGGGAAGCCGTGTTGTCTGCGGACAGCGCATTCGACTTCCTGGCCGACGACTTCGGCAACGTGTCGCTGACCGGCAACCTGAAGACGCCTGCCGGCAAAGCCTCGCCATACGAAGTGACCATCCAAGACCCTGTGGTCTAAGCGGCCCCGCAAGTGGCGGGTCATCCACCCGCAATCGACCCGCCACAGCTTCATTGCGTGGCGGGTTTTGTTTTTCAGGATGTGACCTATGGCGACCGGTTCAACGCGTGACGTAAAGATGGTGCTGAGCGTTGAATCGCTCGGCCAAGACAACATCACCAAACTGCAGCAGGCGCTGCGCGACCTGGCCGACACCGGCGGGGCCGGCACCGCCGAGTTCACCGAACTGGCCGACCAGATCGGGCGACTGGGTGACCAGGGCGCCGCGCTGCAGGCGTTCCGCACGCTGAGCGCCGAGACGGACAACCTGCGGGAGAAACAAGCGGCCACGGGCGCACAGGCCGAGGCTATGGCGCTCAAGCTCGACGAAGTGCGCCTGGCAACGGACAAGGTTCGCCAGTCGCAAGTCGACGCGCGCCTGGCACTCACCGCCGGGGAAAAAGCCTACATCGACTCGGGCAACGCGCTGCGCGCGCTCAAAGCCGAGTACGACAACGCCGGCAAGCAGACCGCCGCCTACCGCTCGCAGCTGCAGACGCTGGTCGCCCAGCAGAACGACGCGCGCGCCGCTCTGGTGGACTTGCGCGAGGCAAACCGACTGGCCACCGCCGCCGTCACCGCAGCGGCGTCTGAGCAGGGCAAAGCCGAGTCGGCCTACAAGCGGGTGGCTGCGCAAGCCGCCGCGGCCGACGAGGCGATTCGCAAGCAGGTCGGCGTGCTCA